ACAGCTGTTCGTGCGCTGTCACTCATTCCCAACATGATGCGATCAGAGGCATAAAAGGCGATAAACTCTTCATGAACTGGCAGTACACCAGTTGATTGAGTTAAATTGTCTGTTGCATACCGTGGGTGTGCTCGTCCGTACGTTAGACGGTAAGATACGTTGCCTGTAGGCGCTGGTAATGGCCGTATTAGCTGTCCATCTAGGTCATAATGAGTCGGTGTACCTGTTTGGTTCTTAAGAGCCTCATATTGGCTGTCACGGCGGTCTAGAGGGGTAAGTTTACGGTAAGTACCGTCTGTATTTAGTCGTTCTAGCTCCAAAATGGTTAATAGTTCGTCTTCTATGTCGAGTGTGCCGTCTGATGATGTAACTGTTACTCGGTTTACGTCTGTTTGGTTGCGTGAGTCAAAGCCAAACTTGCGCGCAATCTCTAATTCAATAGCTGAATAACGGTCTGTAGCTGCATTTAACCAACGTACAACCTTAGCGTCACTGACATTAGACTGTCCGCTGAGGTCTTTTACGTATTCGATAAGTGTTTGTACTGTGTTTGTTTGCATATTTAATGAGTCTCAGGGACTTTGTGCTGGGCATAGAGCGGAACACCCAGCACAAAACCCCCGAAGGGATTTTGTTTACAACTACGCAGTTGTAAGAACGTCTACAATCTTCGGTGCGTCTTTTGTCCAGATCACTGCATCGTGCATCTGAGCGAACATAAGTTCGATACCGTTGAATAGTGGTACATCTTTCTCTTTCACTGTTGCTCCTGCGCTTGGTAGGGCAATAGTTGTTGAGTTGTATGCTCCAGAGATCATGTGTTCTACCACAGTTCCCCATGAAGACTGTGCTCCAGCTTCTGCAACTGTAAGAGTTGAGAATGCTTCTACTTCTAGAGTAGCAGCTGTCAATTTAAGAGCTGTAACACCTGCTGTGTTAAGGATAGCTCGGTTAGCAGCAGATACTTCTACGTATGCTGAACCTGCTCCAGTTCCTCCGTTGATAGCAGCAACTAGGTTTTCGATAGTTGTTTCTGCATCTGAACCTAGGTCTACGTCTCCAGCAGCACTTGGTGAAGCGACTACTGTGAATACTACGCCGTTAACTGTAACAGTATCGGCAGCAGTTAGGTTAGCTGCAAGTGTGTATACAGCTGTACGTGGTACTTCGTTAGTTACGATTACGTCAAGTCCGCCGAATCCAGCAGCTCCACGAATCATTCGGTCACCTCCTCCGATCATGAACATTCCTGATTCAAGTGCTCGGTCTGCGAATGAGAATCCTGCTCCCATTGAGAAGATGTTGAAGAATTTAGCTTGCTTAGGAGACATCATGATGTATGGGTTTCCACTTGAGTAAGCGTTACCTTCTTGTAGAACTTGTACAACTGTAGCTGCAACGTTATCTGGGTTTGAGTCAGATAGTGTGATTGGAGTTCCAGCAGATGCTGTACCAGCCAATACTTCGTTGTCTACGATTCCACCAGCTCCAAGTCGAGTTGTTCGAGTTGCGTGTCGGTGAACAGCTTGTTTGATAGCGTGTGCGTGCTTGTCTTTTCGGTCAGCTACGATATCAAAGCCTTGTCGTGACATTTCTTTCTCAGTGATTCGGTCAGCTGAGATAGCTTCTTTGTCGATCAACTTACTGTCAGCACTGTAAGTGAATGCAGGTGTTGAGTATGTTGAGTCGCTTGAGTTCTGTGCTACGAGGTCTGCACCGTATCGGTTGTATAGGTATTCTGCGTTTTCAGTTTGAATATCTGATACGTACCGCATTGGTAGTGAGTCTCGGTTTTCGTCTTGTACACCGTCAATGTAAAATTGCTTGTGTACGTCGTTATTAAATACGTTTGCCATGTTGGGTTAATTATTGTGTTAACCCGCTCATGAACAAGATTTATCCAAAGATTTTGCCACTCATCAGTTTCTTTCGCATCCCTGCGTCTGATACGTCAGACAATCGTAGCTTTCCAGCTTTGATGTTCTTTACGTAATAGTCGTATGAGTCGTTAGTTCCTCCTGATGTTCGAGTTGATGGTGCCGGTACGTTTTTAGATCGTAGTTCAGCTAGTTCAGCTTTGATAGCTGGTGACTTCATCGCTTCGGTAGGTTCTACACCTTTGTATTTGGCATAGTCTAGAATAATGTCTTGTTCTTTTTTGTTCGTGATTCCTTCTGTCTTTAGATCAAGACGGTGGTATCGTTCGTCTACTTCTTCGTTACTTTCTTCACCATCTTTTGAACTGCTTTTTTTGCTTTCTTTAAGACGGTCTTTCCAGCGTTTGTCTTGCTCTTTGATTCGAGCGTCGAGTTCTGCTTTGGTGTAGGTTCGTTCACTGTCTCCAGTTTCAGAGTCCCCCTCCGTAGTTTCACCTTCTGAATCGGTGTTAGTTTCATAGTCTTCTGTTGTTACTTCTTCTTCTGTGCTGTGCTCTTCCATAATCATTGTGTTAAATGGGTTTTGTCCCGGATAATCTTGTTATTGTGTTTAGTCACATGTGTACATATTATACCACGTATTATCGAGGTGCATGTACAAGCTTCTTGTCTGTTCGTTCTTTGGTTGTTCGCTTAATAAAGTCAATACGTGACTCGTTGTCTTTACGTGATAGATACTTCACTTTCATAAGCTGTCCGTACTCAGCGTCTGGGAGCGCTACGATGTTCTTATCGAGTGCTGCTAGGTTGGCTGATGGCATATCGACGAATATCTTGGTCAATAAAGCCAAGGTTTCTTCATCTGCTAGTGATTTCATTACTCCACGCTCATGCTCTGTAAATTCCATACTATACTGTTACTCCAATAGATTCTTCTTGCTTAAGTGCGTCTGTCTTAGGTCGTAGCATACCGCCTCCACCTTGTGCATTTGGTAGCTGTTCAGCGAACGCCATAGCTTGTTCTGCATACTGTGCTAGTTTCTGTGGTGTAATTCCCATTTGATCTAGTACCATGTCTCGCATTGCTAGTTGTGCTGGGTCTGTCTTATCAATACCTTTAGCCATGTTGATAGCGTTTGATAGTGACTCGTATAGCACTTGCTTGCTTCGCTGCTCGTCTGTTGTGTTGACGATTACTTTCTTACCAGCGTTACGGATAAACTCCTTGATTTCAGTAATGTTACGACGGTTGCCTTTCTTGTTGAGCATTCGTTGTCCTTCATCTCGGAAGCCTTGTACTTGTTCCTCGTTTACTGGTGACTCAGCTAGGATAGCTTCTACTCGCTTGTCTACTACGTACTTTTCAGTTAGTACACTGTCGATTAGCTGTAGGTCTTCTTTAGAAAACGTGTCGTCAATCTGGTCAGCTGATGCAGCGTCTTTGAGTGCGTCTGGTAGAATCCAATCTTCTACAATCTCCTGGATAGTGAAGCCCATGTCCTCTCGTTCACGTTCAAACTGTGACGTTCCTGCAATGTTCTGGAGGTATTGTGATCTAAATGGCGTTCCACTCTTTGATTCTTCACCTAGTACAGCGTCAAATGAGCTGGTGTTCTTGTCTGCGCTACTTGCCCATTCTGCACGGATATTCTGGTATACCGGCACACTATTGGGCATAGTAGTTAGTTGCTGGAACATCTTGTCGTCACCCACCTGCATGATAGTACCGTGTTCAATACCGTCATCGTAGATAGAATCAACTACGTCACCATCGTTAGTGATAAACAGTACCTTGCCTCCAATAGCTACAGCTCTAGCTTCTTCTGTCTTGTAGAAGTTATGCCACCGTTGGTGTTCTGCTAGTTCTTCTGGGATACCTTCACCAAGTCCCCGGCCTACTACTGGGTGTCGTACGTCTAGCTTGTATGGGTAGTCTTTCTCTAGGATCTCGTCAGCTTTCATCACTGTCCCCAGTGCGTTACCGTCTTTGTCCTTTCCTTCTGGAGCGTACATGATGTGTGCCAGTACAAACTCGTTCTCTTCGTCCTCTGTGTACTCTTTGCCTTGAGCGTCTAGCAGCATAGCTAGTGAAATCTCACCTGTTACTTCCATAACTTCGATAAAGCGTCCAATAGTCTCAGCGTCATTGTTTGAGTTATCGTTCATGTCTTTCTCCTTTCGCTTCTGGTTAGCAGATGAGATAACTAGGTCTACATTGTCCCAACTCATTTTCTTTAGCTGTGAAGGTGCGTAGTAGTGACGTTCGATAATAGGTGAACTGAGGATGTCAGTCATGTCAGTAATAACATTCTCCCACGGGACTACGTGAATACCGTCTGGAGTCTTCTTGAATAGAGTAGCGCCGTACTCTGGTCGAGTGTCAGCAAACTTGTTGAGCACCTTTGAGAACTTAATCTCGCGCATCTTCTTGTGAAGTGCTTTAGTAGCTACCATAGATGAGATACGTGCCTCATTGGTTGTATCTATTGGCTCTACTTCGATGTGTTTAAAGTCAAAGTCAGTTGATCGTGCTTCTAGTCGAATACGGTACTTAGAGATGTTGTCGTACGGAAACTGTCCGATGATGTCATCAGTAGCGTTGTCGTCGATGTATCGGTTACGTCGGGTAAAGTTAATAGAACGGATTAGTTCGTATTGCGAATAGTCATCACCGTCCTGCAACGGGATGTCTTGTGTCTCGTAAAAGTTCTTCTCGCTCTCAACAAATGAGTATATATCCATAGTTATAGTTTGATAACATTATACCATGTCAAGCGGGTAGTGTGCATAACTATCGTAGCCCAGCGCGTACGGTCTTTCGCTTCTGCCGGTTACGTTTGTTCTTTAGGTTCTCATAGAACTCTGCCACACTGTCTTCCCCTTTCTTGAGATGGCGCGACATAAAGTATCTAATACCATCGAGCGCATGGTCGAATCCTGACTCGGGTTTGTTTAGCGGCTGGTTAGTTTGCTTATCTTTATCCCACAAATAGTTCATGTACTCACGCCACACGTTAACACTACGTTTTGTGACGCTTATCTTCTGATCTTGCATCAGTTGAATACCATGCACAATAGAGTCCTTTCCTTTGTCAGCGCCTACAATGGTTATACCGTGTTTCTTTATCTCATCTATACTCTTTGGTTCTGCACTATCAGCCACAGTTAATACGTTCCCTTCCTTAAGTGCTGTAGCAATCTCCTGGTTACTCATTCCTTTCTGGTAGATAAGCTCGTCTAAGATGTAACCTCCATTATAGAAGTAAATGTCTGTAACGGCTGTTGGGTCGTTTGTATATCCAAAGTCTAAGCCACGGCCAATGTGACGCGCTTCATGGGGTATCTCGTCAATCTGTATCCAGTCTGTGAATACCTTTCCTTCTACTTCACCTAGCTGTCCCAGTCCGTACACCTTCCACCACTGGGTACGGTTCTTACGTGATTCGATAGAGTCTATAATCTCTTGTGACAAAGCCTCGTTGTCTTGGTACGTTACAATAATGTGATCTACATCTTTGGGTCGGTGCGTAAGAATGTCTGTATAAAACCAAAACTCAATGGACGGATTCCAGTCAAGAAATATATACTCTCTAGTACGTACTTCTAGCTGGTCAAACGCATCCAGGAGTACGTTGTTGGCTTCGTTGATAAAACATCTATCACGCCTACCCCCACGTAGCTTATCTCCGTTATCAGAACTGAAGAACTCTATCTGTGAGCCTGTCTCGAATGTATAGATACTGTCAGTAGCGTTCCAGTTCTTATCGTTCCAGTACTTGTGTGCTTTTAGAATGTTCTTAAAGTCACGCATTGCTCCACGTTTAAGGTGTGGAATGGACTCTGACACTATAGAGGTTAATGTTGGTTCCTTATCTGACTGAGCTTCATGTATCAGGTGCAATAAAATAGAGATGGTCTTACTTGCAGAAGTCCCACCTTGTACCGCTCTAATCTTCTTAGTCAGTGCTGCTATCTTCTTCGTCGATGTTGTTAGTGTGAACATTAGGTGTTAGTGAAAGAATTGGAGTAGGTAACTGTTTACCGTCGGTTGTGTGATCTACCTTCTCTGTCATCTTTCCTTTAAGTTTGAAAGCAAGCTCCAGTTCTGGTTTACGATTCTTCTCTTTATTCTCTATATCATCTGCTAATGCACGTAAAAGCATGTCGTCTGGAAGGTACGCATCCATTAGTTCGATATATGCAGCACTTGTTGTTAGTTTCTTTGGTGTCTTTGCTGTTTCTGGTGAGTAACCAGCATCTCTCATAGCTTTAGACACGTTTCCACCATTTTCAACCATGTTGTCAATAGCGCGTTTTTGCTTTTCTGTTGCCATTACAATGATTATACCACTTATTCCTCCTTTGTCTCTACTTTCTCATCAGCTTTAATCTCTACCTTGTCTACTCGCTGGTGTCCTAGTGTTGGGTATACTCCTTGGTTAGTGTATTGCAGCATAGGTACAATCCTCATACCGTGTTTAGCTTCTACTGCTTTCATTTCATCTGCGAATGCTTCTACCTCTGCTTGTTCCTTCTTGTTTACTGTTGATACTTTTTGTTTTGACATAATTATTGTTTATTTAATACTGATAGCTGTGCTTTGTAGTTCTTAATGCTTTTAGCTTGAAACTCAATTGATTCCGACAGTCGGGCTTTTTCTTGGTCGTCTTGTTCTTCTTCATTTATAGCTACCTTGTATTGTTCTCGATTAAGTTCTAGCTGTAGTTCTGCGTCGATGAGTCCCTTTGTAGCACTTAGCTTGAAGTCTTTTAGCTTCTTAGCTTTGATAGACTCTGGGGTGTTTGTTTTGTAAACGTCGATTGTGTATTTTAGTAGCTTCATGATGTAAATTCTCTTACTTGGTTTTTTAATAGGATTAAATAAATACATTTTAGCAGAGGTATGCGGAAGTTCCATCTACCACAATATTGAAATGATATTTTCTGTTTCCAGCAAAGGTAGCTGTGGTGATACGTGTTGTATTCGGTAAAACCTTTACTGATATATTTTATCCACCTATTTCTTTTATGTAATATACCAATTTCTCTTTTTATCTTTTTCAGGTATACGCTTCTTTGTTCTCTACGGTACCGCTCAACAGTAAAACTTTTATGACAGTTATCTTTTACTGATTCTATGTATTCATCAGTGGGGACATAAGGAGGCGCAATAAGTTGTTTAATGTGTTGATACGTGTTGTATCTTTGTATACCCCTTGTACTTGTCCCGTAGTAAAAGGGTTCTTTCCATATTTTACCTATTTCTAGTCTGTTTTTTAATTTCATGCTCTAAATTAAGTTTGTTTATGCCCTACCGAGGTTCTGCCCCTCGTGTGTGATAGATAAAAAAGAATGGAGTCGTAAAATAGAAACAAAAACTCTATCACTAGTGAGCCTTTCCCGTTATGGGCTGCGTAGGGCTGAAATAGCTTTTATGCACTTCTATTAGGTGCCATAGCTCATCCGCTA